CGTGAATCACATTGTAAAAAGAATCGGTGATATGAATATGGTTTGGGATGATGTTGATAAGAAGTTCAACATGGAAGGCGAATATCCAAATCAATCAGATTACATTCGCATCGAGATGGCTGATGATCTTAAGGCTGGTGGTCTTCCACAAGATCGCTTTGCTCTTCCATTCGGCTTCTACGGCCCAATGAAAGCAAAAGCCTTTGTTTTGACTTCTGGTTCTGCTACACCAGATATTACATCATCTTTCGCTCTTGGTTCTGGATCTGTTCCAACAACAGGTATACCTACCGGTCAATTCGCTCTTATGCCTCCTGCTAGCACTGCTTCGTTTGTATTTCCAGATATGCGACTTACAACCGAGAACACAAATGGAGTTCTTAATGATAATTACTTAAATACTGCGATCTTTGGTATTCATCAGATTCTTTCTGCTTCAGCCTCTCTTGATCAAAGTTATAGAGATGTTGTTCGTGATCTTCCTGCTGGTCTTGATATCCACGGGGACACCACCAATGATTCAATTGAAAGATCTTTCATCTTCTCTCTTGATGATATTGAAGAAAGCGGCGGCAGATATTTCTATGCTTCTGGTTCTCGCGCGGCTGGTGATTCTTACACAGCAGTAAGCGGCGGTACTTCTGCTCTCCTTCAAACAGCAAGAGTTAAGAAATTCGCTGCTCCGTTCGTTGGTGGCTTCGACGGTGTAGATATTACAGAACTCGACCCATTTGCTAATCGCAATATTGGAACCTCCGAGACCCAGAATTATGAGTTCTATACTCTTAATAAGATTCTCGACATCGCCGCTGATCAAGATTCAGTTAGTATGGATCTTCTTGTTATGCCCGGTGTTACCAATTCTTCTATCACCGATAGAATGATCGAAGTTGCAGATGATAGACAAGATTGCTTGGCTCTTATTGATCTTGAAAATGCTTACACTCCTGCTGCTGAAACCAATGCCGGTGAATCTGCTGGCACAACAGCCAACGTTATCTCTAGCGCAAGAGCAAGATTGTTTGATTCTTCTTACGCTGCTGCTTATCATCCTTGGGTTCGTGTAAATGATCCCGGTGGTAACAAAACTATCGTTGCTGTTCCTTCAACTGTTGCGGCTATCGGTGGAATTGCTAGATCACAGAAGTTATCTTATCCTTGGTTCGCTCCTGCTGGTTTTAATCGTGGTGGTATTAGCCAACTCGGTGGTGCTAACGGTCCTCTTGTTACTTCAACAGTCGAGACTCTCAATAAAGCAAACCGTGATGATCTTTACGAAACCAATATTAACCCAATCGCAAGACTCCAAGGAGACTTTGTTATCTTCGGTCAGAAGACTCTTCAACAAGTTCCTAGTGCTCTTGACCGCATTAATGTTCGTCGTTTGATGATTTATGTTAAGAAGAGAATCGGCGAGATTGCTGATACAATTCTTTTCGACAACAATATCGAAGCAACTTGGAATAGATTCAGTACAAGAGCAAACAGAGTTCTTGGAACAATTCAATCACAAGGTGGTATCGTTGATTATAAAGTGCAACTTGATTCTTCAACAACCACACCAGACCTTCAAGATAGAAATATTCTTTACGCCAAGGTCTATATTAAGCCTGCCCGTGCTATTGAGTTCATCGCTGTGGACTTTATTATCACAAGATCAGGTGTTCAATTCTAATGAATACTATTTACAATAAAAGGGAGTATTAATTATGGCATTCTGGTCAACCGCTGATGTGGAACCCAAAAGAGGATTTAGATTCGTTGTTCAAATTGGAAACGATGTCGTTTGGTGGGCAAAGCAAGTCTCGACACCATCCTTTGATGTTGGAGAAGTAGAGCACTCATTCCTAGGAAATAAATATTATTTTCCGGGCAAGGTATCTTGGACCGAAGTTTCTTTAACTTTGGTAGATCCAATCTCGCCTGATGCTGTACATAAGACAAATGAATATCTTTTCAAGTCAGGGTACATGATTCCAAATCAAGAAGCAATGCCCGAAAATCAAAGACATACTATTTCGAAAAGAAAAGCAACTGTTGCTGGGCTCGAAAACATTAATATTCAAGTTTTAAATGCTGATGGGAAAATCATCGAACAATGGGATCTTCAGAACCCTTTCATCAAATCTGTTAAATTTGGTGACCTTTCGTATGAAGACGATGCTCTTCGCACAGTAGAACTTGGTATTCGTTATGACTGGGCCGTTTGTACATTTGGTGATGGGTCACCAGATCATAGTGGCGACGAGCAATATAAAGCCGGCATAACCCCTCCAGCAACACCAAATAGTTAGCATTGGAGTCTAAATGGCTTTTTGGTCAACAGGCAATATAGAACCAACCAGACAGTTTCGTTTTCTTATATTAAGTGAAGACGAATCTGCTTGGTATTGGGCCAAGTCTGTTACCAAACCATCGTTCGAGGTTACCTCGACAGAACATCAATTGGTTAATCATAAATTTAAATATCCCGGTATTGTAACTTGGAACGATATAACAATAACCATCGTCGATACCGGAAAGAAAGCAATGGGGCTCATTGAGAAGTTAAAAGCAACCGGTTATGTTTATCCGAATCAGTTCGACACTCAAGGAGGAATTTCCAAGGGTGCGAACAATTACCTTGATTTCCTTACAATCTATCAATTAGATGCCGATGGTGAGCCTATTGAGATTTGGAATTTAAAAGGCGCTTTTGTTAAGTCAGTTAACTTTGGAGACCTTGACTACGAATCGGACAATCTTGTTACAATCCAGATAGGAATAGCATATGATTGGGCCGAGATTAAAGAACAACAATAAATCAGAGGTGAAATTTGTCTGTTAGAAATAACATGGATCGTTTAGGTGCTAACGATCAACCAGAAGTTAAAGCACCAGCAGCGGCAGCAATGTCTCCGCTTAATTTCGTTGCTCCAACCGAGTTTGTTGAACTTCCATCAAGAGGTCTAGGCTATGCCGAAGGGCACGCTCTTTGTGGAAAAGACGTTATCGAAATTAAATATATGACCGCAAAAGAAGAAGATATTTTGACCTCGGCCACTCTTTTGAAGAAAGGTATCGCAGTTGATCGCTTTTTGCAGAATATCATTTGCGATTCAAATGTTAAGATTGATGATCTTCTTATCGGAGACAAGAACGCAATTCTTATTGCCGCTCGAGCATCCGGTTATGGAGAAACATATGAAACCCAAGTTCAGTGTCCCAATTGCGGAACAAAAGCGCAAATGGATTTTGATCTTTCCAAACCTCAAATTCTTGAGTCGAAATACGATGAAGAACTTGGTATAAAAAAGACCGATAATGGGACATTTTTGATTAAGATGCCTTTTAGCAAGTTTACGGTCGAGGTTCGTCTTTTAACTGGAAAAGATGAGAAATATATAACAGAATTGAGCAAGAATAAAGCAAAAGGCGGTCTTACAGAAACCACAATGACGGATCAATATAAGCGCATGATTGTTTCTGTTGAAAATATTCAAGATAGAGGCACAGTTGAACATTATGTTGATAATATGCCTCTCCGTGATGCTCGCCATCTTCGGTTGGCTTATCGCATGGTCTCTCCTGATGTTAAGATCGCTCAAGACTTTGAGTGTAATAACTGTGGCCACCAACAGGAGTTGGAGGTGCCTTTCGGGGCAGACTTTCTTTGGCCTGACCGATAAATATATGGAGGCCGTGTATGAGCAGTTTTTCTTCCTGACTCATCACGGCTCTTGGTCTTTCATTGAGGCATACAATTTGCCTGTTGGCCTTCGCAATTGGTTCGTTAAAAGATTGCAGAAGCATTATGAAGATGAGGCCAAGGCATATGAAAAAGCAATGAAGAAATGAAGATAATGCCCGCGAGGGCATTTTTTTTATGAAACTATTTATGTTATGGAGTGCTTGCTATGAAGATTGATCTAACACGAGACCCTCGTTTGCTTACCGAGTCTTGGATGAAGATGTTTGGTGCTTGGAATAAAACCTTGCTAAAATACATCTATGGAAAGGATGTTAATATGGTTGCTAACCTCAATGAGGAAGATCAGCCTTTCAAGTTTGTTATCCGTGGTGAGGTTGAGGATATCAAGTCTTATGCTAGTGCGATTATGGCCGAGAAAGATTATCTCGAGGCTTATGCTCAATTTGGAAAAGATCATCCAATGACCACCAAGCACAGAATTGTTTTGGACCAAGCCGTTCATGACTTCGAAAGCAAGACCGGAATCACATGGCCGTTTAAAGACGAGGGTTAATAAGTGGCTACAGCAGAAGAGAAAGCGAAATTAAAAGAGACTCTTAAAAGCCTAACTGAAGAAGAAAAAATCGAGTTAGGCTTGAAAGCATCAGAGACCATTGAGGCTTCAACAGAGGCAGGCCAAAAAAGAATCCAACAACTTAAAGAGGAAGCCGAACTTCAAAAAAAGATTGCAGATTCCGTCAAGGATGCACAACAATCTTATAATTCTTCTTTAATAATTGAAGAACAGTTGTTTAAACAACTTAATTTAAAAGAGCGTGCTTTAACGGATATAAATCAATTAACTGAAGCAGAAATGGCCATTGTTGAGCAGATTAAAGAGTTTACTGGTGAAACTGTTGGAAGCATTGAAGATTTAAATCGTTTACAAGAAGAAAACAACAAAAAACAACAAATCGCCAATAAACAAGGTAAAGAATATAGATCAACGTGGGAAGGCATCGCAACCAAAGTTGGAATGAGTTCTAGCGGATTTGCCGGCCTTATCAGAAGATCCGTTACTTTGAACGAAGAACTTAAAACAAGTGTAGAAAAACAGAAGCAATTCGCTCTTGCCTTTAAAAGTACCTTTAATGCAGCGAATTTCGCAGCAGCGGTATTTACTTCATTAACAGAATCAATGGTAAATAATTTGCTTACTCTTGATAAAGTTGCGACAAGTTTCGCAGCAGCGACAGGGGCAGGAAGAGGGTTTTCTGGTGTTATTCAAGAAGCGCAGGCAAACAGTAGAGCCTTTAATGTATCGTTGGAAGAATCTGGTAAAGCAACGCAGGCTTTGTTTGAAGGATTTATTGGATTTACATCGGCTTCAAAGGCAACCCAAACAGCATTAGCGGAGACAACAGCACAACTTGGAAAGTTTGGTGTTGATGGTCAATCTGCTGTAAATCTTTTAAATTTCTTTTCCGCCAACCTCGGCAAATCAACAGAAGAATCTGCTGCTCTTACAAAGCAACTTGCGATGATGGGACCAAGAATCGGTATTTCAACCGCAAAGATCACAAGAGACTTTCAATCGGCTCTTCCGACTCTTGCTGTCTATGGGGATAAAGCCATTGATGTATTCCAAGGCCTTGCTGGTGCTGCTCGTATGGCTGGTGTTGAAACAAGCAAACTTCTTGATCTAGCAAATAAGTTCGACACATTCGCAGGTTCGGCTGAAACTGCTGGTAAGTTGAACGCAATCCTAGGAACTCAAATCTCCGCAATGGAAATGCTAAATATGAAAGAAAATGAGAGAATCGAGACTCTTATTAGTTCTGTTCAAGCGACTGGAGTAGCATTTAAAGATCTTGGCCGTTTCGAACAAAAGGCAATTGCGGCTGCTGCTGGTATTAGCGATCTCTCCGAGGCCCAAAGAATTTTTGGAATGAGCCTCTCGGCATTCCGAGACCAACAAAGAGAAATGGATAAGTCAGCCAAAGTTCAAGAGGAATTCAATGAAGCCTTAAAAGCGATGATTCCTTTGAAAGAAAAGTTTATGTCTTTGTTTTCTCGTTTTGTTCCACTGATTACGCCATTTCTAGAAGGACTACATTACGCTCTTGATGTAATGGGAGACTTTTTAGATTATTTTGAACCAGAGACTCTTCGTTCAATAGGTACCGCTGTGGGGGTATTAGCCGGCGGATTTGTCGCTTTTAAAACCCTGACTGCTGTTGGCGGAATTATAAGTAGTTTATCAGCGGGACTATCTGCTTTATCGGCAACTGCCCCCGCTGCTGGTGCAGGCATGCAGGCCGCCGGACAAGGAGCCAGAGGTTTTTTCTCGGCTATCTCGGCTCCACAAGCCTTATTGGGTCTCGCTGCCGTTACTGCTGCTATTATGGGTGTCGTTTATGCTGTTAGCCTTTACAATGAACAATCAGCGAAAGAAGAAGAGGCCAAAGCACGACAAATCGAAGGAAATGTTGCTCTTGCTCAATCTTTCCAAGAGATTGGAGGAAACTTAACAAACCTTTCTGTTACAACCTTCGAGAAACCCATCGCAGGTCTCCAAGCAATGGCTCAAGCACTTGGTCAATTCCAAGATGTTTCTGTTGATGCAAGAGCGACCCTAACTAACCTTGCGCTGATCTCTGCTGGTAAGGCTGCTGACTCTGCTAGCAATGCGAAGATCGTAGCAGCCGGCGCAGCAACAATTAACAATAATATCAACAACTCCTTCGCTCCAACGATGACCTTGGAGATTGACGGACAAGAGTTCAAAGCAATGGTCAAAGATATTCAATATAGCACTGCTAATGCTACGAGTTAATAAACAATGATTCCAAACCACCACTTTCAATCAGGAGATTCCTCCAGCAATTATGCTAATAAGACAGGGGCGATGCTTTTGTTCCAAAGCATGATGAATGATAAAGTCGTCGCTTTTAAAGCATTCTTGACTTCTTTTTCACAAAACTTCCAATCGGCTTGGAATCAAGAGCGAGTCTATGGCCGCATTGATCCAATCG